GATCATGGATACATTATATCAACTTACGATCAGCACATGGTACTCAGAAAGAGCACATGATAATTGCTGAAGGAGTGAGAGATGTATTTGTTGAGCAGTTCCCTGCTGTTAGTGAGGCACTTGGATGGGTAGAATTGGAGGAGTAAACCTATCTAAGAATGGGTCATTTGCTATTGTAAATGATGGTGAGATTGAATTCTATTTGGAGGAAGAACGTGTCACAGGTGTCAAAAGAGACCGCAGTGCGAAGGCTTTGGTTCTACGTTATCTTGATGATGATATTGATAGTGTTGCCATATGTGATTGCTATACCAAATATTATCCTAAAAAGTTTCTTGTAAGAACTAGAGAAAAGGAAGCACTCTGTAAGATTATACGTGCCAAAGGTATACCTATCTTAGATTACAGACAAAGGCATCATGATTGTCATGCTGCTAATGCATTCTACAACTCAGGGTTTGATGACTGTGCAATCCTTGTCATGGATGGTAAGGGTTCAGTACATGACAATGGTGGGTATAGATTTTGTGAGACTGAAAGTATATACAATAACTTAGATCCTGTGTTCAAACATTACTCTACCTTCTGGAGTGAGGATGAGTCTATCAAATTGCATGATCCATATTGGGATGGTAATAATTTTTATAGTGATAGGACAAGTTTAGGTCAAGCATTCAGAACTATCTCTAGGTACTGTGGGTTTGATGAACTGGATGCTGGTAAGACTATGGGACTGTCTGCTTATGGACATCCAGATACTCCCGTAACTTTATGGAACGAAGAGTATGGTCATAGTATTTGTAGTAAAGATATAAGACCAAGGAAAGATACTACTGAGTATTATGGTACAAAGATGTTGGAAGCAGACGTAGCATATAATTTACAAAAGTCTGCCGAGAAGCATCTAAAGTTTATGATACAGAAGACCATAGATCTTACAGGTAAAAAGAATATTGCATGTAGTGGTGGATTCTTCTTGAATTGTGTGGCAAATTATAGTATAATAAAAGAGTATGATATAAATTTATATGTTGATCCTATTGCATACGATGGTGGTAACGCTGTCGGTGCTGCATTACTAGCACATTATGAAAACACTTTACCTCGGACCTGAATACGATCTATCACACATTGAAGGTGAGTCTGCAACTTTTCATGAGGTTGCAGCACTCATTACTAAACGTGAGACCGTAGCAATATTTCAGGGTAGATCGGAAGCAGGTCCAAGAGCACTCGGTAATAGGTCTATACTGTATGATCCTAGAGATGTTGATGGAAAGGATAGAATCAATAAGATCAAGCGTAGGGAGGCGTTCAGACCCTTTGCAGGGAGCATCCTACTTCCACACGTACATGATTGGTTTGACATGGGAGGGTTGATTGAGTCACCCTTTATGATGTATGCTGTTGATGTACTACCTGAGATGGCACATTATATACCTGCCATTTTACATGTAGATAATACATGTAGGATACAGACAGTGACATCACACCAGAATCATAATTACTATGGTTTGATTGATGCATTCTATCAGATAACTGATGTACCTATCCTATTCAATACATCATTCAATCTTGCAGGTCAACCACTAGTAGAGACACCAGAGGATGCACTCAAAACCTTTGAGGGTAGTGAACTTGATCATCTATATTTTCCAGAGGTACATAAGTTGATTTCAAAATGACTTTTTCATTTACAAAAAACCGAAAAAAAATCTCGGCAAATTTTTTGACTGTAGGGTTGAACCTATCTAACAATGGTTCTATTTGTATTATGAGAGGAGACAAGATAGAATTATACTTAGAGTCTGAAAGAATTACTAGGAGGAAACGTGACTGGAGAATCAAATCACTACTAGATTATATTGATGGCACACCTGATGTGATAGCATTTGTTGATGCTTACTGGGATAAACCTGACAAAGAATTACAATCGGCTAGTGACATAGCAGCAGTAAAGAAAAGGTTTCCAACTTCACAGATAAAAGATTTTAGAAACAGTCATCACCTTACTCATGCTGCAGTAGCATGGCATGACTCTGGGTTCAAGGATGCTGTTTGTATAGTGGTAGATGCTAACGGATCTAAGAATGATATTGGTATAGAGATTGAGAGTGTGTATGATTTTCCATCTTGCATACCATTATTTAAAAAGTATTTTACTCAGGAAGACATAGGTATTGGTAAGAAGTTTGAACAGGCATGTCTATCTTATGGGTTTGATCAACAGGATGCTGGTAAGATCATGGGTCTGTCTGCCTATGGTAAAGGTGAAGCGTCTAAAGTACAAAAGGAATGGGAGAACAGAGCATATCAATTAGTCAATAGGTATAGTAGTAGGAATATAATATTAGTTGGTGGATGTTTTCTCAACTGTGTGGTAAACTATAAACTACTGAAGAAATTCGGTAAGAATATTTACGTTGAACCCATCGCACATGACGGTGGTACTGCAATCGGAGCTGCCTACCTTGCACATATGCTTTAGTGGATGTAGCATCACCTATGGTGATGAGTTAGATGATCTGAACGATAGATTTAGTAAGGTTGTAAGCGATAGATTAGGTGTACCTGAGGTAAACCTAAGTGATTGTGGTGTTAGTAATGATTATATTGTAAGGAGTATTATAGATTACTGTGAAAATAATGTTGTTGATTCTGTTGTGGCACAATTTACAGTAGAGAGTCGCATGGAATACTTTGCAAAGGATGGATCTTATAATAAGTTCTCAGTGCAAAGTAGTAAGAAGAACTCTGCTATGGGATGGTGGTATAGGTGTGTCTATAATAAGAAACATGGATGGGAGAACCTTGCTAAAAATATATGTCTGCTAGATTACTATTGTAAGTCTAAAGATATTAATCTCATTGCTATGTGGGCAGATCATTTTGGAGTGATGGAAAATGTATATTGGATACCAAATATAAAAGTCAATAGATTACATTGGGAGATCATAGGTAAAGATTTCTCTACAGTTTACAAAGCACCTAACGGTCATCCGAATAAGGAAGGACATGCTAAAATTGCTGACTGGTTGATGGATAATATATAATATGTTATAATCACAGCAAGACTTAGTAAGTTTATGCCAACGTATCCTGTAAAAAATCTGAAGTCAGGGGAGACTCAAGAACTCTTCATGACTATGAAAGAGTATGATGAATGGAGAAAAGACAACCCTGATTGGGATAAAGATTGGTCTAAAGGATCAGGAGGAGTAGTCAGTGGTACTGGAGATGTATACTCTAGAACTGATGGTGGTTGGAACGAGGTACTCACCAGAGTATCTAAGGTACCAGGTGCTAAAGTAAAACCACAAAAAACTACACACTTCTAACATGCCAGCAAGAAAAAAGAAGATGGCAACCAGTGTTGGTGCTGGTATGTCTACGAAGCAGATGAAGAGGAAGAAACCATATAATTCTGACATGATGGTGGATGTGCAACCAATCACAGACAACCAGAAAATAGCATTTGATTTCTATAACGAGGGTAAAAATTTATTCTTGTATGGTGCAGCAGGTACAGGTAAAACATTCATTACTTTATACCTAGCACTCAAGGAAGTACTAAGTCCTATGACACCTTACACTAGGGTTGTTGTAGTAAGATCATTAGTATCTACAAGAGAGATAGGTTTCTTACCTGGTGACCATGAAGATAAGTCTATGCTGTACCAGATTCCTTATAAGAATATGGTAAAGTATATGTTTGAGTTACCTACAGATGCTGAGTTTGAAATGTTATGGGGCAACCTAAAGACACAGGAGTCAGTCAAGTTCTGGAGTACATCTTTTATCCGTGGTACTACATTAGATGATGCTATTATCTTAGTAGATGAGTCACAAAACTTGAATTTTCACGAACTTGATAGTATAATAACAAGAGTTGGTGAGAACTCTAAGATAATGTTCTGTGGTGATGCAGCACAAACTGATCTTGTCAAAACAAATGAGAAGAATGGTATCTTAGATTTCCAAAAGATCATCACACGTATGCCTGAGTTTGATCAAGTTGAATTCAATGTCAATGACATTGTAAGATCTGGTTTGGTCAGGAGTTACATCACAAGTAAAATTGAATTAGGTATGTAATGTTTACTCATGTAGATTGTGATCTCCCTGCTCTGAGTAGGGAGACTGTTGACGGTGTAAGACTCTACAATGTTGAAGGGCAGAAGTTAGTTTCAATTACTTCTGTCACCTCTCATTTTAATAAAGAGATCTTTGTGAAGTGGAGGAAGAGAGTTGGTGATGAAGAAGCAAACAGAGTTACCAAGAGATCTACTACTCGTGGTACTAAGGTACACACACTCATAGAGAATCATCTGTTGAACAAGCAGGTAGATGCTGACACACCTGGTTCTAAGATGTTATTTCTACAGGCTAAAGATTCTTTAGCAAATATAAATAATATATACGCTCTCGAAAAAAGTCTTTATTCAACTGAGTTGGGAGTGGCAGGTACAGTAGATTGTATCGCAGAATATAATGGTGAGTTATCAATAATAGATTTCAAAACTGCTGCTAAACCTAAACCAAGAGATTGGATTGAGAATTATTTTGTGCAGGCTGCTGCTTATGCATGTATGTTCTATGAAAGGACAGGTATTCCTGTCAAGAAACTTGTCATACTTATGACATGTGAGAATGGAGAAGTGACAGTTTACGAAGAGTATGATAAAATGAAGTATATGAAACTACTTGTAAAGTACATTCAAAAATTTGTAGAGGACAAACTTAATGGCAACCAAGACCAAGACTAAGACTGAAATGAGAGCAGTGCTCAAGAAGAACTTTCTATGTCAGGACAAGTTTTCTAATGACATCGAGATGTTAGTCAAGGATAACAACGGCATGAATTATATTGAGGCTATCTGTCACTACTGTGAGCAGAATAGTATTGAGATTGAAAGTGTGTCTAAACTTATATCCAAACCAATAAAAGAAAAGTTAAAATGTAATGCTATTGACCTAAATTATTTGAAGAGGACATCTAAAGCAAAGTTTCTTATCTAATGTATGAAGATTGGATTGCATCTAAGGTAAACAGTGCTGACTATCTGAAGACAAGTTTGAAGGAACTGAAGTTGGCAAAGAAGGTCAACCAGTTGCAACCAGATAGGTTGAAGGAAATCTATCGTAAGGCTTCTGCTATAAGAAGACTTAGAGGATTTTGGATAACAAATTTCAAACAGACAACTGATGAAGAAGTTGCTGAACTAGAACGTGAGAGACCTACTACTAGGTTACTGAGTATACATGTCATCAATGGATGTAACCTTGCATGTAGAGCATGTAATCACAACAGTAGTCTGTTAGGTATTGATAGTAGAGTAGATATAGATCAACTGTTACAAGATATAGAAGTTATATTACCAAAGATATATGTGTGGAGTCACATTAGTGTGATAGGTGGTGAACCATTGCTGGAACCACGCACTAGAGAAGTGACAAAAAGAATATGGGAGTTGTGTCAGGAAACTAATCAACCATGTAATGTCAAGTTGTTTAGTAATGGATCTAAACTCAAGCAAGAGAAAGAATGGATAGTTGATGAGATGATGAAGGGTGTAGTGTTTAGATTGACATTCCATAAACCTTGGTATACAATAGAGGGGTCAAAGAACTATGAGAATGCCTATGATTTCATGGAGTACGCCAAGAGCAGAGGGTTAGATGTAAATGGTGGCACGTTTGAACTGAGTGAAGCATTCAGATATGATGACGGGTCACCTAGACAATGGTTTGATCTAGTCAAGTATGATTATTCAGGTGATAGTATAAAGTATTATCCATACGAAGATAAGAATCCTGTAGAAAGTTTCAAGCATTGTAGTTGCCCTAACTCACAGTTATACAACGGTCATCTATGGAAGTGTCCTATGATATCCTATCTTAGGGAGTCGTTAGCAGTGACAGGACAGTTAGAAGATCCAGAGTGGCAAAAGTATTTGGATTACAAACCTACTAGCATCATTGGTACAGAGAAAGAACTAAGAAAATCATTCAAAGAAGTTCTAGTTCCACATGATATTTGTAACATGTGTTCTGCTAATCCTAAATGGTTCACTGCAACTGAACAATTAGATCCTAAGAAAAAGAAAAATGTTGAGATGTTCCAACCGAAGACCTATGACACCGTTTGATACTTATAAACAATATCTTGCATTCAAAAATCATTTTACAAAAGAAAAGTATGACTACCATAAGTATGGTGGTGCATCTAGAGCAAAGGTAGAGTCATTTTATAAGAGAAAGGATAGGTATTTCTTTGAGAAGACATCGAGAAAGTATAAAGATGAGGAAGTATGTGATTTCTTTCTTGCTAACTTTGTGGCAACAGATAATCCTCAAGGTGTATGGATAGGAAACATTATAAAGACAGGTGAGGTAGTATATAAAGACTGGATGAAGAGACAGCAGAGTTTATTCTATAACTTCAAGCAAGACTCAGAAGATATGATGGATCAATATGATTATGATGAGTTCTTTGATGCATCTAAAGGTCACCCACCTATACTCAGGGAACATTTGGCAGGTAGGATAAGTGTAGAACAGATGTGTATCTATGAGAAACTATTTTCATACTGTAAAGATTATGATAGACAGTTAGATGATCCTGTATGGAAAACCGTAGGTCTAAAGATAAAGAAGTATATACCGTTTCTAAATATTGACAAGGACAAGTACCGCAATCATCTACTACAGAGGGTGAAAGAAAGATATGGGTAAGTTTTTTCAATCAGAAACTGTAAAGTCTGAGATGGAAGACATCTATGATATGCAGAAAGAACTCATGGATGTCATTATGAAGTTCCCTTACATGAGTGATGAGGCTAAGGTTTTACACATTGATACTGTCAAGGAGTTGTTAGAGAAGCAACAGATCATGTGGACTAGAGTTTCATTATCAGATGATCCTGAAGCATTAGCAATGAAAGAAAATATTAGGAAAGGATCTAAAGAGATGGGATTTGGTGATGCAGATATCAATATGATCTTTGCGAACATGAGGAACACATTGGATGCGGTACAACAAAGTCTCCGTCGTTAAATGGACTAGTGCTACTATAATACCTATTGCTATGGTATTTCATGTGATGGGATGGACTCCTTGGAATAGTATTTTACAGATGATAGGTGCTGCTGGATGGGTGTATGTTGGTACTAAAATGGGTGAACGTGCTATCATAATGAACTTCTTACCACAGTTCTTTATCATCATTCCTGGACTAATAATTTTATGGTTGACAACACCTAAATAGTGTTGTATACTATGTTTACGGTGAAAATCTAACACAATCCACCTAATACAACGAATAT